GTCGGGGAGATGGGGCGGGTTATTAAGAGAGTCTTATGTAATTCAGACCCTCTTGATATTGTTCCCACTCACGGCAGCGGTGCAACTGCTTGCCGTACTCCAAACTGGAAAAAACACCACCGGCAACTCAACTACTTCGAGAAGCTGGACCGTGTTTATCCATATTCTGACTATTTCTTTTACAATTATACTCATCTGGTTGATGAGTATGAGAGGTTAGAGAATAGTTTGCTGGAGTCGGTCCCGAGGGCACGAGTTTGTCTCGTGCCAAAGGATTCTCGGGGGCCGAGAGTGATATCATGTGAACCTGCTGAACTTATGTACGTTCAGCAGGGGATCATGAGGAAGCTCTACGAGACCCTAGAGGCCCATCATCTAACTTCTGGTCGGGTTAACTTTACCGATCAGACGGTGAATCAGGAGCTGGCTCGTCTCTCATCGAAAGGTGAGTTCGAGTTGGCCACGATCGATTTATCGGACGCAAGTGACCGTGTTTCGCTCGAATTGGTGAGGCGGGTCTTCCCGTCGAACTGGTTTGAGTGCCTTGAAGCTACACGCTCCGAGGAGACACTCTTGCCAAATGGAAAGGTGATAAAGCTAAACAAGTTTGCCCCTATGGGCAGTTCTTGTTGCTTTCCGGTTGAAGCGCTCGTCTTTTGGGCGTGCGCGGTGGCAACCCTACGTATAGCAAGGGGTCTGAAGAGATACCCTGACGTATACGTGTACGGAGATGATATCATCACTGACTCAGGCTCAGCCGAGCTAGTCATGATGGGACTTGAGAAAGTTGGCCTAAAGGTCAACAGGGACAAGTCTTATGTCAAGGGTCCGTTTCGCGAGTCATGCGGAGGCGATTTCCACTTAGGTGTGGATGTCACTCCCGTGCGAGTTAGGCGATTCCTTGATAAATCTCGTACTTCAATTGTTACTAACGCGGACTTGGCAAATTCTTTCATTGCCAAGTTTGGTTATGCAGACGCTTACTCCTTGGTTTCAGTAATTGAGACTGAGGGAGGCTATGCGTATCCTAGGACTGACTTGGGCCTTCCTGGCACCTTGTTAGTTGAACCTAGTGCTAGTAATGATGTTCATTTCAAGAGGAGATGGAATCATCTCTATCAAAGATATGAACATCGGGTGCTCTCATGTTCGTCTCCATGTCTGGAGCGACAACCCCCCAACTGGGGGGAGCTGCTAAGGAAGCAGTTACCTAAGAGCATCGTTTCTCAAAACACAAGGGTGTCTGAGGAACTTGCAATTGACGGGCCGTATTCTAATCCGCTTGCAAAAGCGGACAGAATTGCGTTACCCGGGTGGTACACGGATCCCCACACCGTCGTAACTAAGTGGGTATGGACATGGCTTGGTTAAGCTAAGTCCAGGGTAACCAAATATAGGCGGCGCAAGCTGCCACTTTGGCCCCCTAGGGAGCGGAGTCTTTCCGGATTATCCGGAAGGATAATCTTGCCGG